TAAATTGTCTTTTGGGCTCAAATTCTGGGTTTAACCAAAAATTGGATTTTTGAATTGGCATTATTTGTTAGTCTCCTGTTATAATATATAGTGCTTTATTTATTAATCCTCGAAGCTCGCTCCTGAATTTGTAATAACAAAATCAAGGGCAATGAACTCGATAGCGCGTGCTGGTTTCAAGAAGATCTTGGCGTACATGACATTTCTATCAACCAACTCTGGAGTTGTTGTGCTCTCATCAAGAATCACACGGTAATCAGTCAAGCCAAGACGGGACTGGACACTTCGCAGGAGAGGATCAACTCTCGACAAGAAGCGGTTCCAAGTCGCTGGAACGTTTTGGTCGAACAAGATAGTTGCGGAAATTCTAGAGATTTCCTTCTTGAGGTAGATCAAGAGGCGACGAACGTTAATTCTATCAAGCGCCGAAGGGGTAACCTGAAGGGTCTTTTGACCGAAGATTACAATACCCTCTGCTGGGAATGTGGCAATCGGATTAATGTTTGCCTCGTAAAGATCGTCACGCTCCTTAGAATTCAAGCGAGCACGGGTCTGGATAACTGGGATACCAGCAGAGCCTTCTGTTAAGCCTCCGCGAGTGAATCCGGCAGGAGCAAACCAAAGCTCGGAATCGCGTTGAGCACTTGAGTATGTTCCAAGAGCAACAACTGAAGGTGGCACGAACACAAGCGAGTCACTGATAGTATCTTGGACCTGAACCCAAGGATAGTAGCAGGCACCGTAACTGGAGTTAAGTTGTCTTGCTCTTAAGTTATTGACTGCGGTTGCCACGGAACCAGCGTTTTGCTGTTGGGTCTGTGTGTTCTCGGTCTGTGGCAAGTATCCACTATCGATATCGATAAGTCCGAGTGCGTCTCCTCGTGCCTCACAAATCTCAAGAACCTTAGCGGTCAAAGCAGAGTTGTGGATACCAGGAACAGTTAAGAGGTTCATCTCAACGTTCTCAGGATCAGCAACGGTGTCGAGAGCACGGCGCACACTGTAGAAAGCATAGTTTGTAGTGTCGCTTCCGCCTGCGAGATCGGTATTGTTGAAAGGCTCTTTATCTCGGATATCAAGTCCATCGAATCCTCCAACAAGTGGCACGGTGAATCTATTGTAGCCTTGATCAAGAACTTCCTCATAAGTTCCGCTGATAGCGGTGAAAGAAGTTCCTGCTGCGCGAGAGCCAGAAGAATAAACTGCGATCTCGCCAGTGTCTCCACCGTTAGAAGACTTCAAGTCATCAAGGGTAAAGATATAAGAATGTTCTGTACCAGCACCCACTGCGAAAGCATCAGCAGAGTTTGGAAGTGCTCGGACGATATCAATATAGCTGCTCTCAAAGCGGTTGTTTCCGTTCTGGGTTGAGTCAGCACCGAAGTAGGCATCCTTTGGATCTGGAATATCACCATCGGAAGCGCTAACCCTCAATGGAATTGCTGGGTAGTTAAGAGTTCCAGTAAAGTGACCCAACGCATTTGTTCCATCTTGAACAAACCAGAATGGGTTATCGACACCATGAAGGAATGGGTGAGCGATACCAGAGGCACCTGTAACATAAGTATCAGGAGGAGTGTCACTGCCAGAAAGGACTTGACCCCAGTTCTTGAATCGGATAGGACCAAAAGAGCCAAATGGGAGAAGTCTCGCATCAGTAGCGGCTGCGTCAAAGTCCTCGTTCATTTCAACACGAATGATCGCAGAGTTGTTTGCAAAGTTTCCGTAAGTACGGTAACGACGCTCAGTGTCATCCCAAACAAGGTGCTGATCACCGATAACTCTTGCGATATAGTTTGGAGATGCAGGGTTCAAGTTAACAGAGCTAAATCTTTCTAACACGATAGGAGCGTTGTCGTTATCTTTAACATCGCGAACCTCAACAGAGAAAGAGCCGTAAGGATTAAGCTCAGTTGTAGAAGCTTTAATTTCTGTGATAGAAATCTTGACTCTCTTCTGCTGATCATCGCCAGAATCAAGTGTGTGGAACTTGAAGAGCTTTGTCATATCATTGGCATCAAAACCTGTGCCAGAAGACTGAAGATCCTGAGAGATAAACCAAGGAGTTTGCGCTGCCCTAAAGCCAAAGCGGAAGTTGGCAGCGTTAGCAGAGCCGGAGTCCAATCCTAAGATAATACCAAAAGAGGCACCGGAGATACTGTCAGCAACTTCTCTCTCATAACTTGGTCCAAGCCAATAAGTTTCAAGTTGAGCAGTTCTAGTAATCGCATTGTTAATAAGTGTTGGGTTAGTGTTAAATACTTTACGAATGTACTTCGAGCTTGAACGGCTAAAGTCAAAAGCAGTTTCCTTAACAAGGCTGCCGTCTTTATCCTTAATGAGAACTTTGTATTCAATTGTAGCAGCCCCTGCGACACCAGAGGAATTTAGATCCTGAAACAAGGCAGCAGAACCTGTAGCAATAGTAGTGCTGTTTCGGATTGTACCAGAAAGCTCAATAGAGCCCTCGTCAAGATACCACTGAGCAGCAAGAACACCAGTCACAGGTGTTGTTGCGGAGGCGGATGGGAAGATAAACAATCCGTAAGCGCCGCCGTTAACTGCTGGGTCTAAATCGTTAGAGCCAGAAACTTGCCAGCCAGCTTCGCCTGCTCCACCGTCAGCAACCTGATCACTTTGACCACCGAGGAGACGAACGACAGTTAAAGCATTGCTGTTACGGAGATAAGCCTGAGCAGCATATGCAGCATAAGTTGGTGCGGTGTAATTTCCATCTCGCCAGACATCACCACCTTTACCGCCTGGAATTGGGTTACCAAAGATCTCTACGAACTCTGAGAATGAACGAACCTTAACGGGACGCATTCCTGGTCCTCGCTCTGTTCGACCAACAACCACTGGACCGACCTCATCTGGGACGGCGGGTAATTGGGAGTTGTCAATTTCATTGATGAAAATACCGGGTGAAATAAACTTAAAAGATTTAACTGACATTATGAAGTGTCTCCTTGTCGCTCTTCAAAAATCTTGAGAATAAAATATTCTGATTATCGTTAATAAATAGTTAATAAATTAACGAAAGTCCTAAATATAAACTTACGGACGATAAAAAGGAACGTTGCCGCTAACATGTGGGTGTTCAGGTATATCACCAAGGATTACATGCTCTCGGGGAATCTTTACTTCGACGGCATTCTCTCTGCGTACAATTTTTGGTTTTTCTTGATTTTTGTCGGCTCCAATAATGTAGCCAATAACTCTAAAGTTAATTTGAGTTTCATAACCTCTGGCATCTTCTAAGAGTCCGGCGGCATTATTATTTAAGGCATAATCAGAGTCTATAAAGACTTCAAAACGATGATTATCTTTTTCGATCACAAAATAATTCACAGCCCCGGTCTTAGTCATGAAAGGTGTGATAATTTCGTTAATCTGTTGTTGATACTCAGACATCACTGTTAAGGTATATGTGACCTGTAAGTAAACTGGGATTGGGACTGTAATTGTCTCGTAGACTACTTTCTCGTTCTTTCGAGGAAAGTTGTTTTGACCATTGCCAATGGTATCAAGAACAAGTTTTTTTGAGTCAGCATTGGCAAAGTTAGCTGTCTTGTCTTGCTTAATTGTTCTCGCAACGGTCATTGAGCCACCTTTGTTATCTGGCAAGTTCATTGCTGCTGCGTAGTATGCTCCACGTTGTGCGAGATCTTTTGTAATACCTGTGCGCTCAAGAGACATGATAGGATAAATTAGCCATCCATTAACATCGCGAAGTTCTCTATTATGCTTGATTTGGTAAGCTCTTTCAGCACCTGCCCAAATGAATGGCACCTTTTTAAAACCTTTGTTTGTAGAACAAAAGATATCAAGCTCATCATCAATGTAATCGAACAAAGCACGGTCAATTGTTTCAATAGTTGAGGGCTGGATCTCAAGCTCCTTAAGTGGAGCGAGGTCTTGCTTTCTTGGGTTGTCATTAGGTGGCATCGAATAGTCCCTCTCTTGAGTAATATGCTGTTGCTACGATTTCAAATGTGTGATCAATCTGACCAAACAATTGTCTTGCCCACTGAGTGCTGACGATCTCATAGTAGTAATCGCCATACAAAACAAAGTCGCCTTCACGGACATAAAGATCTTGGTCTTCTATCAATCTTCTTTTGTGGAAGTAGATTGTGATTGTGTTTTGTTTATCCATACCGGCAGGAGTGTCTGCTTTTGTTTCTGTGCTTTGGTAATCTACAAGGGCATAGACACGTACTGGTGGTAAGAATGTTTTTTCTATAGCCTCGCCATAAAGATTGTTGTACTGTGTAATTGAATCGTCAATAGGGTAGTAAACAATTTGCTGCCCTATAACGCGCTCAATTAGCTCGTCATTAACTTGCTTAACAAGGTTGCGTTCTTTTTCACCAAGGAACAGCGGGGGTGGCGGCTGTGCTGGCTGCTTCCATTTTTCGTCGTCTGACATTTACTCCCCTTTACCCTACGAAAACGCCTGCTGGCACTTTCTGACTGACGCTATTAACACTCTCAGCAATCTCAGAGTCTTTCGCGGCAAGAGCCTGATAGGTCAACTGATCTAAGACTTCTTTCAACTCACCTCTAAGATTTGTCTGCTCTTCACGAGCCTCGTTGATTAATGAAGGACCATTTAGGGTTACAGATTCACCAGGGATTGGCACGGTTGCGAACTTAGATCTAATTTGACCCAATGTTTCTTTGGATAGTGCGAGCGCAAATCTGCGAATCCACTGCTTTCCGATTGAGTTAATATTGATATATGGGATATTCGCAAACGGAATTGTATTCATATTATTGATTCCATCAACTCCAGCAGAGCCAGATCCGGCTGTAGACCAAGCGTCCTCTACGATTCTAAAATCAAAGTAATAATTCCTTGGCGTAAGGTCACCTGGGTTTGTTGGCTGAGGGAAGATTCTTAAGATATTGTTCTCCAACTCATAAGAGTAGTGAGAGTTTCTTGTGTAGATCGCGTCCTCGAATTCCATTGCTTGTGCCTTGTTTTGCCAGACTGGAACCAACTGGAAAGTTGAGTCATCGGAGTATTGTCCGTAGTTAGCCAAGTTGCCTACAGTGTTTAGTCCGCCGTAGTAGCCGTAAAATCTCCACATCGCAGCGGGTGTCTTATAGTAGACCTTGGTTACAATAACTCTATTGTTCTCAACAAGACCAGCATAAGGGACAGGATCGCCTGTTGCTTCATCAAAATTATTTGTAGAAGCGCTTAAAACAATAGCACCTAAGTTATAATCTTGTTTCTTAGTCACAGCCTTAAAGGAGGCAGAATAAATTGTTGTTGTACCTCCAAGACCAGCTTGCGTCGAAAAACCATCACCATACTTTTGATTTAACGCAAGAGTGACCTTTGGATACTTTAAGGAAATGTGTGTACCACTTAAGCTCGAAGAAAGCGCACCAGACTGAAGTTCGCCAGTTTGGTCAAAAGTGCCTGTGGTCATACCAAGAATATCTGAAAGAATATTCTTGGATTGATGCATGTTCACAATGTAAGAATATTCTAACACTGCTTCTTCATAAGCGGCGTAAACGCTACCGGTGGTTAGTTCGATATCTAAGATGTCTCCACCAAGTTTTTGATATGTGTAGTTAATCTGATCAGCGGCACCTGACAAGAATTCGGTTGACGAGTCGTACACACCGATGGGTGTTTGGATTGCTACATCAGAAGCAGAGCCAGAGCGCGGTAAGACAACGGCGCTTACTTGGCTGACTGGAGTTAAAGTGGGTATTGCCATTAATTATAAGTCTCCTCTCACTAAATAGTTGACGCCATAAAGAAAACCCCCGCCAATTGCTTGACGAGGGAATTCTTTTATTCTACGAGTTGATTAATCGTATCAAACGAGATCAACAACGATGACGAGTCCGTACATGTCGGGACGAACCATCTTCTTGCCGTAGCGAGTCATCACGCCCTTGCGAGGCACGAAGTCTTCGGTTCCGAAGATAGTAGGTGTGACCTGTAATGGCACGTAAGGTGCGTAGACGTATCCACTCTCTAAGAAGGATCCACCCTTGCGACCAACGAGGACCACGTTACGGGGGAAGTAAGGATCGACATAAACGTCCCACTTCTTGGAAAGTGCGCCAACCTTAACAGCGCCAACGGTTCCGCGCTCTGCGTCAGCAGTCACGGAAGCACGGAAGCCAGCGGTAAACTCAAGGACGTTAGCAACTTCAGGTCCGACGACGATGAAGTTAGCTCCGCCGCGAAGAGTCTTGCGGTGGATCTGTGCAGACACGTCGTTGATGGTCTCAACGAGAGTCTCGTACCACTCGGACACAGTACCGGTGAAGTCGGGAGTTGCTGTAGAAGCACCAATCTCCTGACCTGTGAGACGGTTGACGAATCGACCGGCAGCACGGGACCAGTAATATTTACCTGCGGTAGCACCCTTAACGAGGTCTTCGAGAATCTCACGATCAATCTCAAGAGCGATCTGCTCAGAGAGAATAGAAGTAAGCTCAACCTCTGCGTCAAGGTTGTGGTATGCGTTAAGATCTTGTCCTAACTCAGGGGTCCACTTAGCCTTGAGCTTCTTGGTGATAGCTGTGATGGACACAGAATCAACCTTGATGTCGATCTCTGGAATGACGCCAGCAGTTGCCCCAACAGCGTTGGAAGCCTGCTCAAGTCCCCAAAGGTCATCACCAATAACGGAGCCAAGTGCTCCACCAGCGATGAAGTCATCAGTGATTGCGAACTCAAGCTCAACTGGCGCATCAGTAAAGGATGCCGACAATTGTGAAAGAGTTCTGGTATCGGAAGCAATAACAATCAAAAGATCATCCTTGGGATCGCCAGCACCGTAAACTCCCTTATTCGCAGCAGAACCGGAATAAGCAGTCAAGCGACGGACTTGAAGTCCCTCAGAGCCAGTAATAGGAACACCAGCATGTGTTAACATTGTCACAGCAACCAAATCATCTTTGTTAAGCTGGTCTGGAACATCAACAGTACCAACAAACAAATTAGTTGAACCAGAGATAAACTCGGGATCATACTTTACGATTCGATCAAGAAGACCGCGCTCTGCGACACCTTCATTTCCAACTGCGATGCGAACGAAGGAATCTCCTCCGAATGTACCAGAAAGAAGGGGCTGAAGTGCCACGGCTACCGAACCAGTTGGGGAAGAGTAACCATTGTTCAATGAGTAGAAAGAATCTTCTGCATTGTCGCCGGTAAGACTAATACCACCAGTGATCTCGGAAGCAACTGCGCCACCACCATAGAGAGATTCACCTGATTCGTATCCAAGACGGTTGCCGGTATCGTTAGAGACGGTAAAGTCAAGGAAGAAGATGAGTCCACTGGGGAGGCTCATTGGTTGAACGGAAACGAGATCGTTTGCGATCAAGCCGCCGAATACACGACGGACAATTGGGAATGCAACTGCTGCGAAGCCTTCGACATCGCCTGCTGCCATTGCGGAAGTCTCACGGAGGAGTTCCTTAGCCTGGTTCTCTAAAAGACGAGCCATGCTGTTACGAGTGCGGTCATTGCCGAGTCCTTCAAGAAGTCCTGTCTTCTCCCACTTGGAAAGAAGTGCAGCACCCTCTTGAGAAAGATCACGGTTGACAATGCCCTCGGTTAATTTATCAAGAACGGACATTATTTATTTTCTCCTTTTATGCCTGCTAAAGCCCTCATCCTATTAAAGTGTGGATTTTGGGCGTTGGTCTCCCTACGACGAGGGAGGGTTGACGATGGTCTTTCAACTGCTTCGCGAAGTGATTGTGGAGAAGATTTTGTTTTATCTCCCACTGCGCTTTGAAGGGTCTCATAGATTACCTTCGCCTCTTCAACAGAATCGGCATTTGAAATAGACTCGACAATTCTTGTTTTTTGTCGCTCATTCAAGGAGGTGCTATTTAACACCCGATTCGTGTAAAGTAAGCGAGCGTTTGAAAGATTGACTTCTTCCAATCGCTCCTTAAGATGTAAAATTGTTTTCTGTAAATTGGAATTGTCTTGCTTAAGTTCATTGACTTGATTGACATACATTCCTGTTTCTTCTCGTGCCTTTTGAATAGCATCGTGCTCTTCGGCAAGCTCATCGTCCTGAAGGGCGGCGAGTGTCACCTTCTGTCCTTCAAGGTTACGATCAGTAGGGGTTGAGCGTCCTCCCAAACCTTGGTCTGGGATGCCTAAATCTACCTTAAGCTCTTCAGCAATAGCGTCAAGAATTTCCTCGTCAAGCTCAATCTCTTCATCAAGATCGGCTTCTTCCCCTTCGGTTTCAAGTGCTTCCTCGATTTCTTCTTCGAGGGTGTCAGCGAGGTCTTCGTGAGATTCCTCAACAGGCTCTTCCTCCTCGGACAAAGCACGCTCAAGGGCTTCGAGGTCCAAACGAACCATGATAGGCTCGTCACCTTCTTCAATAGCGTAAGGAACTTCTTCCATTACTGGGCTTTCTTCCTCTTCATCAAGGGTTTCCTCTTCCTGCTCTAAAAGAGAGTTGACGGCATCCCTGACTTCAGAAGAGTATTTTTCAATAATCGCTGCTTCGGCGTTCTTAATAGCTGCCTCTTTTAATGCTTCCGCATCAACGATTGCTTGTTCTAACAAAGTAGACATAGATAGACACTCCATAAAATAAAATTGGTCAAATATAAATAGTATATTATTTTACGAAATGCCTGAAATCTTATCAGTTACCCGATCCACTAATAAATGGATTTAACTGATCAAACTCCCAGACGGTTGTTACAATTGCCTGCCCTGGGACATTAGCACTTGTTCCGTCGCCTGAAAGGAACCTTAACCCGACAGCAGAGCCTGTTCCGAAAGCCCAACTTCCTGATGTGTTTGTTCCACCAAGTGTTCCTTCGCCATTCTGAACGTTTACTCCACCAACATAGTTTGTACCTGGCCATGAAGATGCTGTACAGATAGAAGTGGCGACCGCAGCAGCGTTCATAGTGTTGCCATTAAGATCGTTAACATTAGCAACACGTAACTGCCACGTTGGTTGTCCATTTGCTGGATCTTGAGTTACGCCAGGGAAATGATAAGTAATGCTGATAAGCCTTCCAGAAAAAGGCATCAACAAGGCATTTTGTCTATCAAGAGTATTGGAAACACCACCGGCTCCGTTAAGATCAACGTATCGCCCTGTGGCTGCAAAACTACCGTTTGTTAAATCAAACTGACTTACAATAGTATGAACCATGCGTCCACGGACTGAACCGGAGGCACCAGGAGTTAATCCTGAATCAATCTCAAATACAGGCGTTGAGCCGCTGACTACTTGTAGATTTCCTTTGACCTCAAGCTCAGAGTCTGCCGTATCAAAAGTGAAATTAGCAGAAGCGCCAAGATCGCCATTGTTATTAAACTGAACTTGAGTGTTTGCTCCTGCTGCTGAAACTGCGGCGGATCCGGTTAAAATTAGCCTGTTGTTTGAATCTAAGCCAACATAACTCCCTGGTCCGGCAAGCGAACTAGACCCAATAGTGCCGCCAGGGAAGTCAATAGTGACTTCTCCACCTTGGAGGTCAATTCCCCCTGCGCCGAGGGATCCTGAGATAATTAATTTGTTAAGTCCACTATTGTATTGAATAACCGAGTTACCGGAGGATCCGAATACAATATTTTTATCCGAAGTAACAAAAGAGTCCTCGCCAAGAGCTACACCAAGAGAAGCGGTTAACCCACCGCCAAATGTAGATTGGTGATTTGCCCCTAAGCCAATTGTCGAACTTCCGCTGACTGTGAGAGAGCCAGAGATAGTTGTCGAACCATTGACATCAAGTATAGCATTCGCAGAGACGCCAGTCTTTGCAATACCAACTCTTTGATTGGCTCCAAATATTCTAAGGGTGTTTTGGTTGTTGGTTCTGAGAATAATATCTTTTGTATTCTCGTTCTCAATAAACAAATGCTCATTAGAGTTGATCTGAATAGCAGCAGCAGCCGAGCCGTCTTTGTTGAACACAATCTCTTTTAAAGAATCGGCATCGCGTGTATCTAAAACAAGTAGTGACTGACCTGAGCCTGTAATGTTCAAAGTGCCTGTCAGTATCATGTCGCCAACAACGTCTAATGTTGCTTGTGGTGTTACAGTATTAATACCAACTCTATTCTGGGATGACGAGACAAAGATTGTATTATCTTGGACAGATTGATCGCTATCATTTCCAACGAATAAAAAGCCTTTATCTAAGTTTGGAGTTGCGTTAGCCCTGCCAGCACCACCAACTTTAATTTGACCATCACCGCCGGAGCCATTGCGAACAACTTCACCTAAATTTTGCAGCAAATTATTGCTGCCTGTTGGTCTAATTGGTGTAAGACTTCCAGAAGTTCCATTAGAGCCTGTTTGAACGTAAACAACGTCTCCAACCGCAAATGTTTGACCA